ATATTAAAATGATTCAGCAAGTCTTGCTTAATTAAATCGAAGTCAAATAATCCAAAGTTTTCTGCGTCAGGGCTAATTGTGCTAAACCCCTTGTATGTTTTTGGGGAAATATTGTCTTGTGATTGCTTACCTTTTAAAGTAATTTTATCGTATAAATTTGCACTAGAGCTCATTATTGATTCTCCTCTGGGTTTTCTTCAGTTGGCTGAATTTGTTCAAACGTGTCAGTATCTGTAGAATATTTTTTAAAATATTCAGGTTCTTTTAATGCAGGAGATGCCACTGCAACAGTATTAGCAGGCACATGACTCATCGGGTCTAAATTCTCGTGGCCAGCCCATGGTTCGTGTTGCGGTATCCTGCTAGATTTAAGCGCAGGTTCTGCGCCCGATGCTACTCCAGAGTTTAAGTTAATATTGCCGCCATCGATTGCTGTATTGGCTGCAAGTACTTCAAAGTTACCGGCAGGATTAATTTTACTAGCTGCTCCTGATTTAACATGCCATGCGGCTCCGGCAGTTTGTTTAATATCTGCGCCTGCATTTATGTTAACGTTTCCACCTGCCGAAAGATTAATATCCCTGTCAGCAGTAACATTTAAATCATTTTTTGTATGGATACTAATGCTATCTTCTGCAAATATATCAATTTTACCATTACTAGTAAGCTCTATCCACGTAGTTCCTTTAGCATTGCCAATATAAATTAAATCTTCGCTGTTATGGAATAAGATTTGATGGCCCGTCCTAGTTCTTATTCGAAATAATTCGTTGTGAGGTAGTGTTACATCGCCGCCTTCTTCGCGCTGTTCTTTAGCAATATACTTAGGAGGTCCTTTGTCTGCTGTTTTTTCGCGAATATAGTTGGCGTCACCATCATCCATAACAAATGTTGTACCGCCGAGATGACTAATCGGCTTGGTATGCTTATTGGGTGCTTCTCCTACTTCGCCACGCTTTGATCCCGGTTGCTTGTCAAATGGGCCAGGTGTCGAGATTCCAAAGACCATGCTAGGAGTTTCTCTGCGGGCACTACTTGTAGTTATTCCCCTTGCATCATCTTCTAGTAAGCCTTGTTTTTCTAACACGGCTGCAAATGGATGCTTGGGTTTTGTTATTTTTGTTTCTTCTCCAGCCGATGTACCTGCATTAGGATTATACTCTGCAACTGGAAGGCGCTTAGATGCATCATCGTTATTATACTTCGTTGACGCAAGGCCCGGAGTCATAAAATTGCGGCCGCGGTCATTAGGTACACATCCAATCCAGTATCCTCTTTCAATTCTACCGTTATGGAAAATTACCATTACATAGCTGCCTGGGTCAGGTGGAATCATCCACATACCATAACTTTTCTGTGCGTTTTCGTAATCGTCCGGGTCTCCAGATTTATCCTTGTCTGCGACTGGGCCAGATACTCCGTAAAACGGAGACATCATACTAACTTCGATAATTTGTCCTGGCTGGGTTTCGTTATTATTACCAACATTTCTTAAAAGTTCAACTTTTAATTTTCCCATATAATTAGGATCACCGTGAGACACTACTCTTGCTAAACAAGGTAATTCTGGTACTGCTGGTTGTTCGCCGCTAGTGCTATCTTCGTTTGACATTATATTCCTTTAACCATTAAAATCGCCAAGATCTTTGCTGGCTTTTATTTCTGCAGGAGTCCTTAATTCAGTAGAACTCGTTCCCTTGTCAGTAGCTGTTACTAACAGTGATGTAATTAATGATTTAGGATCAGGTGTAGCTGTGCTATCTTGTCCTTGTCTTCTAAAGCACTTTAAATTTTGTTTAAATTGTCCTTTGCTAAATGTGCTAGTGATTGTAGTTAGCTTATAAAGTCCACTAAAATTTTGAGCAAGTTTAGTATTATTCAAGTCGTATAATCCAGTAGATTGATTTATATCTATTGGTGTTCTAAAGTTTATAACAATATCAACTTCGCTGCTTTGGAAATTAACCGAGCCGTCTTTTGTAACATTTATTAAATTACTCGGGTTATCAACATAGTTGCCTGCGCCGCTGTTGGCAATATAGTACGGATCGCCGACAATATCAAAGTCAATATTTTGCATGTCGTTGCCTAGTATTAACGAATCGTGAAACATCCTGGCAACTCGATTAGCAGCAGTTTCGCCCTGTGTGCCGCCTTTGTTCTCTGTACTAGTACCTGTCTTATCAGCTCGCATGACTGTTGGCAATCCTGCTCCGGGTTTAGTTGGAAGTGCTCCTTTGCCCGGTGCTGGATCTCCTTCTGGAGCTGCTGGCGCATCTGTTGCTGTGGATCCAGCTGTTTTCTTATCTTCAGTCCGTTTGCCGCCGTCAGCTAGCACTGGATTGTAAAAAGTATTGTTGATTTGAATATCAAATCGTAAAATGTCTACGTTCTTTCCAGTGTAGATATAATTGTATTCTTTTGCGGCTTGTGCTTTCAGTTTTTGTATCCCCGGTGCAGGTGCATTTGGAGGTAATAATCTACTAGCATGTACCTTATATGGAATTACTCTATAAACAATAAGTTTAGGAATCTGGCCTGTTTGTGCCATGTTGGCATCGGATGGTATATGGTAAGTTTGTACATCTACCCTCCACCACGGACGCATTCCTTCTGAAGTTATTTGAGATGGATCTAGCGCCACTTTTGATGCATCGCTTTTTATCAATACTTGATTAATGATGTTAATAATGTCTGTATTTTGTCCAAACTGCATTACTACTTCTTTAGGGTTTGCCACATTTTTACCACGAACATAAGTTTGTGTTTTTTCATCGTAGTACTCGGCACTGTTTGTCATAGGCTTATCGCCTGGACGAGAAACATCAAATCCTAAACTTGCTCTGCCAAGCGGATTACATGCACCATTGTCTTGGGTCAATGTTTGATTTGCAGAACTACGAGTCACTCCTAATTTTTGAAATAATGCAGGGTCCGATATTTGAGAAGCTGAAGTTGTTGCAGAGCTTTTAGTTTCCTTAGCAGCGCCTGGGCTTGGATTTTGAGGTGCTGATGAAATGTCATTGGGAAATAAAATTAAGATTTCATCAGGAATCGAAACTTGTTTATCTTCTTTAGCCTGCTTAAATCTAGCATTGGCAACAACTTGCAAACTTTGTTCGCCAGTTTGCAAAATTTCTTGTACTGTTTTGCCTTTAATTGAAACATCATTCTTTACCATTCGGTAACTATCTGTCAAGGCCACCGAGTTAGCAATAGTTGCAACAATATTATAAACGCTGCCGGCAGCAGTAACTTTAAATTGTAAATTATTAAATCTAAAAGGAATAAATTTTCTAGTATTTGGCACTACTTTCATCATGCCAGCTTGGTCGGCGCCACGAAATTCAATCATTAATAGGTATGCGGCATCGGTATAATTTTTATATCCGCGTTCAAATGCTGCTTGCTGGACAGCAGTCATAAACATGCCCATGCTATATGGTTCAATTACAGTAAATTCTACGTTAGTCGAGTTTGTATTACCTGTGGCTTTTTCAAAGCCGTATTGTCCAACTAAAGTAACGTTGTCAATATAAAAATCAAACTTTCCTGCTATAGTTTTAATTCTATTATCTGGATCTGCATTTGCACTTTTTAAGATAATCGGCGGATATCTTCCAGCCATGTAAGACTCATTAGGAAAATTAAATTCTTGCGCACTAAGACAGCCAACAGTCATTACATAATCATAAGATGCATAGTCATGCAATGCGTTAGGCATAGGTAGCTTTGTATCAAGCTGCACAACACCAGTGCCTACTGCTGATAAAATATTTCCAATACTTCCGGCAACTGATCCGAGTGCTCCGGATAACGCACCTGATATCGAAGAGCCCAGTGCTGATAAACTAGAAGCAGGACCAGAATCCGATAATGTATTTTTTACAGTGTTTACTGCGTTCGTAGCAGAGTTTATTGCAGAGTTAAAGAAGCTCATTTTATACTCCCAGAACTGTTCTTAATCCGCTGTTTTTAGGAATATAGATTTGTGTCCCCGGAATAAAATCAAATATAGGATCTTGTAATACATCTAAATTACGTTGGATGAATACCCACCATAACGCCGAATCACCGTAAAGGTCATGTGCCAACAAATCTGGCCTGTATGCATAAGACGGAGTTATTGTAAAAAGAAAATCGTCAGGCTCTGCACTTACTGGACGTATAGTCAGCAAGTCAAGGTAGTCTTCTTTGGTTTGAGTATTAAACCAAGGACTAAAAATACTATAAGCTGCTGCCATATTAAATATATCCAAATGAGTTTGTCATGTAACCGCCTGTTACAAATCTGTCTAAGCTAAAGTTTCGTACACTAGTTCGACTGTACATAGGTTGCAATGTTATTGTAAAGGAACTTTTAACTGGCACATATGCTTTGCCGCCGCTGGTAGATCCGCCAATTCCAAATGTTCCTAGTAATCCAGCAACTTGGCCAACGCCTCCTGCTATACTACTTACCGCACTAGTGATACCACTTAGCTGAGGAATGGCTCCGCCTAACGTGCCTGCAAGGCCGCCAATACTATCTGAAATACCATTGATTGCACCGGCTGCGCTGCCAACAACATCACAACTGATGTAATCAACATCCTTCGGAAGCTGTAATTGGAACTGTGTAATTGCAACAGGTACATTCTTAAAAACATAGTTGCCGTATCCGTTTAAGAAAACGATAGGAGGAGGGTTGCCTGCCTTAGGATCGTACCCTGTAAACATTTTAGTTACGCTACGGCAGTAGTGTAAAGCAGCAATCCAATACAGAGCTTGGGTACTGTCTTCAGCCATCATAGGCGCAGTAATTTGGATGGTCCCAGGATTGCTGTTTTCGTACGCACTAAATGGATAATTACTGTGCGTAGTTTGTATTTGTGTATATTTGGCACCGCCACTGATTGTTACTTCAGGAGTATATGGGAAAATAAAACCTCCAGCACTCTTTAAAGGTGCAAGAACTGGACTACTTTTGAAACTAGACCAGTTCGGAAGACTTAGTCTAACTCGCCAGTCGTTGCTGTTGCCCTCATCAGAAAATAAGGAGACTGCACTTAATACATCACCTATTGCTTCACCTGCTGAAGGCAAGCCAGACAGTGCCATTCTAGCCATACTACCGATAT